ACACGTACAGGTTATGTGTGGTACAAAGTTCTTGGAGACGCTTCGCTACAGGCTCCCACTCCTGCCGAGTCACATCCCGGGTCAACGGCCAGTATACGTGCAGACCGCGCCCTGAATTGACAATCGTGGGGCGGGGTAACCCCACCAGAGTACAGAAATCTCGCAGTGCTGTTAATCCGGTGCGTTGGTCTATATAGCCGCCCGGTCTACCCGTGGTTTCATTTACACTGGCCTTGCTCTCCCCGCAGTCTATGTCCAACCAGAAAGACCGTAAAGACTGTACATTGTCCTTCGTCCGACTGTCTGGTGTTGCGTACTTTGCGACACCAAAATAGACATCTCTGCCCTCCGCCACGTACTTATCTGTCAGGGCGGCTACTTCCTCTCTTGTCTCTTTGAACTTCTGTACGACACTTTTACCCTTAATCCCAATAACTGCAAACCATCCACCAGACGGCTGCACAATACTTAAAAGGTCTTTGTCGGTCATGATGTTTTCTTTTTATGTAGAGGGTAAAAGGGGGGACTTCTCCCCCCTCGACTTCTAAACTGCTTACAGCTACGGGTTAACGCTCAAGCTGCTCTATATACTTTTGCACCGCAACAATCAGGTTCTGGTTGCGTATGGCCGTTTTACCCATAAACCAGTTGTATATAGTTTGGCGTGTTACATGAAACTTCTTAGCCACGTCCGTAGCAGATATGTCGTTGTTTACGCACAACCTACCCAACTTGACCCCAAGTAGCCTACCATCAGCTTCCTTAATTATTTTAGCGGTATGTAAACCGTAGCCGTGGCTCATTTAGTCCTCCTTACCCCACGCGTCGATTACATCATCGAGCTTCGCCTTTTCTGTACTCACGGGGGCTTTCTTTCCCGTTCGTTTAGTCGGGGCTGGTGCAGAGTCTGCGGCTTCAATCTCGTCATCCGGTTCATCAACTGCCTGTACCTTGGGCTTGGCGGCTTCCAACTGCTTCGGCTGTTTTGTAACCTTGTCCGTCTGGGCGACTGTAAGCACGGTGTACGCCTTCGTCTCTGGGCGCTTCTGGGCTTCCCTGACCATCAGATATTCCTCATCCGTGGTGTTACGCAGTGGAGTAAATACCAGCTGCATCGTATCCGCGTTCAAGTCAAAACTGACGTTGGTAACCACGTTGTCTACTGACTCCCCGTTGGCTGCAAGGAATTTAACGTAGCTTTCAAATGGATGCACGTTGCCGTCACCCTTACCGAATAACGACTTGGCAGGTACATTGAACTGGTACACATCACCTGACGTATCGCCTTCCACCAGCACAGCTATCCTACGCTGGTAACGACAAGCCCTACCGCCGTTGTCGCCGGAGCCTTTAATATTTTGTGGGCACTCGACGCAGCTTTCGCTCTGTTTGTTAGACGCAGCGGGTTCCGGTCTGTCGCCTTGGTTCGACCAGCAATCAGGCAATGTGGCTTCCTTCGTCGGGTCGTAGTTCTCTGCGTAGAACGTGCGGGACACCTTTGGCAGTGCGTTAATTATAATCAGGTTAATCTCGCCCCGTATGGCGTTACCTATCTGCTCCCCGTTTACCAGACGCTTAAACGTGCCGTTGATGTTGGCCTGTATACGACGGGTGACGTTGCTGGATACAAGTGACTTGGCGAAATCACTCTGCTCACGCTGGGACACCGCTGGGGTGGTTTGCTGCTTAAATATCGTAATGTTACTCATTGTGTGCGTCTCCTATTTGGCGCTTGGTTTACGAACTTGTATTACATACTTGCGGTCGGACTGAAGACCTACCGGCAACACGTCCGGGTTTTCTTCCAGAAATTCTTTCATATTCCCATTGTGAATACGTTTCTCCAGTAAGAACGGCGCGGCATGTTCCTCGATAAAGGCGTACATAGACTCCCAATCGTTTGTCCAGTACCGTGACTGCACCCTGCGAGAAATCGTACCTGCTGCGGTGCGTATACTGTCTGCGTTCTGCTCGTTGCATATGTCCAAAAGACGGGTGCTGACTGTCTCCAGCTGTTCTTTCAGTTCTTTCATTTCCGCTTCGTGCTGTTCTTCTTTGTCTCGCACGACATCGCGTATCTTGATGTATATAGCAGCGAGTGCCTCTACGTTAGGTGCAGTTTCCTCTTTGCTGTTTAAATCCAGTTCCAGTTGTTCCATAGTTTGCTCCTTGGTTGTGGGGATGTTGATGTTACTACTTAAATTTACTCTGTCAAGTATTTTCTAAAATCTCCTGTCGATATAAATCAATTATTTTTGTGTGGTTCATTATGTTATTTTGCAACATGTTGTATAACCGCGTCTCTACTTCACTACCCCGTATATGTATGATACACATAGCGTTCTTCTGACCGGGACGATTGATACGTGCATTGGCTTGTAAGTAAGTTTCCACGCTTGTCACCGGGGCGTACCAGATAATTGTATTAGCCGCAGTAAGGGTAAGTCCGTGCGACGCTGCTTGTGGTTGTATTATAAGTACCTGCGGGTCGGCTTGTTCTTGGAACCTTTTTACAATATCACTGCGTCTATTGACGGGTACTTTACCGTTTATCACATCACAGGCTATATTGTTCTTATCCAGATATGCCTTCAGCAAATCTATAGTGTGAGTGAATGGCACGAAGACCAGCACTTTATGTGAGGCTTCTTCAATTACCTCCAGCACTACGCTCAGACGATTGCTTACATCCAAATCCACAACCTCGCCTGTGTCCGTATATACTGAACCACCTGACACCTGCAACAACTTGTTGATACGCACTGCCGCATTAACCGCAGAAATATCCTCCCCCGCCGCTTCCACGTACATGTCCTGTTTCAGTTTTTTGTATATCGCCTTCTGTTGTGCAGTCAATGGCGCTTCACGTTCTATAAAAGTAACTTCGGGTAAATCAAGACACTGCTTGCGTTCAAAGCGAATAGCCGGTTGTAACAACTCATGCACGTACTGCTGTGACTTTGGTTTGGCTACCCACCTAAACTGAGATACCTTGTACATAACTATATCTCTGTAAGACCCATAGTACTTCGGGGTGTTTTTCGGGTTAATCAGTTTAGCCAGTCCGTAAGCATCGAGAGGAGACTGCGCTGCCGGGGTGCCGGTGAGCATCCACAACCATGCTGATTTTACCGCTATGTCCCGCAGTACTTTCCATCTACGTGTACTTACGTTCTTATACGCAGAGGCTTCGTCTACCACAATTAAATCAAACCCGCCGTTAAGTATCGCCTCCTTGACCACTGCCACTCCGTCGAAGTTAATAACCACAAACTCCGCGTTAGAGGATACTACGTTGGCTCTGGCTCTGGCTGCTCCATGCGCAATGCCTACACTACGGTGCATAGCAAACTTGAACAAATCCTGTTGCCATGCGGCTTTCATAATAGACAGCGGGCATATCACCAGTACACGCTTTACTTTCCCTATCTTCATCAAATAGTCAGCCGCCCATATGACGCTGGCGGTCTTACCCGTGCCTTGCTCGTTAAAACAAAATGCTTTCTTGTTCATAGTCAAGAACGCAGAAGTTTCTTTCTGGTGGGCAAAAGGCTTTAACTTCCCTGTCCACTGGTAATCCCGTTTAATAGTAGCGGGTACGTTTTTAACCCTTAACTCCGAAAGCACTTGTGTTTCTTCCAACCCCCAGTTGACGGCAACACGGTACACATCGTCTTCTTGACTTATAACTTTGCTCTTGGGTATTAACTTTGTTATTTTGTCTGGCTGACGGGTACGTAGCATCAGAACTTTGTCGTTGATTATTTCCATTTATTTTATCGCACCGGTTGTAGGTTTAATTTCTCGTTAATTAGTAGTTCGTTTGGATTATTTGGGTTTCTATTTTTCCAAGACTCGTTAATTTTTATTGGTTTTCTTGTATTTATTGACTCGTTCAATATCAATGGTTTTCTTAAAATACTTGACTCGTTGATTTAAGTTGGTTTTCTTATATTCATTGACTCGTTCATCTCCAATGGTTTTCTTCCCACGTTTGACTCGTTTAGTTCGCTTGGTTTTCTTGACCTCTATGACTCGTTAGTATCTAGTGGTTTTCTTATTTAGCTTGACTCGTTCAATCTTACTGGTTTTCTCTCTTCCCTTGACTCGTTTAGTTCGTTTGGTTTTCTTGACCTCTATGACTCGTTAGTTTAAATTGGTTTTCTTTCATCCCGTGACTCGTTTTATATACATGGTTTTCTTATATACTATGACTCGTTCGTCGTCCGTGGTTTTCTCTCGCTCCTTGACTCGTTCATAGTCTGTGGTTTTCTCTCTCTCCTTGACTCGTTTGGTTTTTTTGGTTTTCTCCCTGCATTTGACTCGTTACACAGTATGCACGATGCCCAACTTCGCTTCGTGGTACGGTTTATGTACTTCCAAACCTTCTATAGTCCTCCACGCAACATACAAATCTACCAAGAACAACTTGACCATATAACGTATAGCCATGTTGTGTTTGTGTTTCTTGGTCTTTTCCGCATGGGCGGGGGAATTATCAAGTCGGTTTTTGTAGTCGTAGTAAATTTTAGAATACTTGTTTTCCCCGGCGCGTAGAAAACTACTACCCAAAACCCCTATTAATTTAGTCTTGAGCCACGGATTAAACGATATACCCATTTTAGTTTGTGCCTCGCCGTCGCTATCGGTGTAAGTAGACTCCACCAGATGTTCTTTTTTGCGGCTACGTCCCTTACCGTCCTGCCCGACATCCAACCCCGCGTATGCCCATATAGAAGACGGGTACTTGGCTTTATGAATATCAATCTCGCTGATAATCACTCCGGCCATAGCAGGGCCTATACCCTTTACGTTTTCCAGAAACTCGGTGTACACAGGGTATTCTTGCAACAGGTTTTTCAGGCGCTTCTTGAAGTGTTCTTCTTCGTGGTTATAAATATCTTCGTACTGTGCTATCAAACACAACTCTGTGTAGTCAGATATAATTTCATCACCGACAAATTTACTTTGCTTCGGAAAATCCTTCACCCCATCCGTAATTTTTTTGTACTGCATACGGATGTTGTTAAGTATCATTTTCCCTTCTGCGTTCAGGGTGTCTTCATCTTCCCCCGGAGCCTGCCCCAGTTTGGTTTTGAAGTTGGCAACAATCCGGTTACCCGTTTGTATACGCAGCTTCTGGATGTCGTAAGCCCCTCGTACTATTGCTCTCAAATTAGTGTTGTTCATTGTTTGTCTCCCTTATTTTACTGCACCGGTTTTATTTGTTTATCTTCAATTCACCCATTTTACTAGCCACGTTCCCCAACTCAGTTACTACTTTTGCAACTTTAATTTCTGAGTAAAAACTTTCGTTAATTTGCGCTGCTAATTTAGTTATGTCTCTTGCTTTATCTGTGTTGATTGTGCCGTTACCTACTCCAGCTATTGTCTGTGACAAGTATTCTCTTAACTCACCTGCTGTTGTAATTTTACCCATTTTGCTATCTCCAGTTTAATTTTTGATATTAACTTTCTGTTTTCGTTACATATATGTTGCTTATTCACTAACACTCTTAATTTGTTCCAACACCCCATACACAACATATCTTTACTAGGTGTTGTGTAATCGTTTTTACCGTCCACGTTCCATCTATATAGCTGGCTTCGGTGCATTATTTTCTTCGGGGTACCTAACTTTCCACATACATCGCAATTTCTTAAAGTAGTTGATGGGTACTTGTAAAAATCTGCGGACGCAAGGGAGTATTTATGCTTTTTGGTTTTATTAAAATTAGCCAGAAAACCGTTTCTATAATGACGTAACACGTTATACGGTCTCCCATATAAAGGTACTAGTCTTTTCTCCAAGTCCAACGCGCATAAAATATGCCAGCCGCATCTAAGACCCCCGTAGTCCTCTTCATACACAGGTACCCAACGCTGTTCGGCGTGCACCGCCCTACTTTCTTTTTTCATTACTTCACTGACCCATCCGCGTTACGTTTGAAACCCCTGTTTGCCTTCTTGTTCTTGACGCTCAGGTTACTCTCTTCTCTT